GTTTCTTTACTTATAGAAAAATCACCTTCAGTAATCGATTTTACTTCTCCATCAGATTCTGAAATATTGAACGTTAATGCTGTTTCATTAAGTAAATCAATAGTCATTAGAACAACTGTGTTATCAATTCCTTCAGGCCATTCTTCAACAGAAAAATGACAATAATTCAAAACATCATTAATTACTGTTTCAATAGCAAATGAAAAGACATCGTCTGATGAATTTTCTTCATCATTGATGCCTTTAGCTTTTTTAAATTTATCTAGAAGTCGTTCAGTTAACTTTTCCATAGGCTTTACTCACCTTGAGTTGGTGGTGTTACTTCAGTTAAATCAGCACTGATTTTATGGCGTAAGCAAATCAAGCCAATTTTCTTATCTTCACGAACCTTTTCCCAGTTTTTAGGCAATGCTAAATCTTTATTCGTTGGTGTGACTTTTGAAACTTGTTCGGACTTGAATTTCAAGCCGAATGGATGAATGACACGAGCACGACGAACATATAACATATTATTACCTTTTGCTTTATCACGATCAGGCTCGTAAGTAATCATATCAGCTGGTGTTGCAGTATTTTGTCCAAATGCACCTGTTGCATAAAGATAAGTTTCGTATACGCCATTTTCATCTGGTAGTAAAGAATCATCTTCAACTACTCGCATACCTAAATAGGTGTCAAATCCTGCCTTAGATTCACTAGCTGGAATATAATGTTTAGTCTGTACATTTTGTTTTTCTAGTTCTGCTTTTACTTTTGAATGTAAAGCAATAATAGCCAACTTACTACGTGACGTACCTAAAATAGAACGAGCATCAATAACCATTTCGGGACAGATTACAGGATTTTTTGCTCCTGATTGATCTGATACATGAGTGTCTGCTAATACTCCTTTGCTTTGACCTGTTCCTTTTGCAAATAAAGCTTTAATAATTGATTGCATAATTTCTTGGTCTGAACGCAATGTGTAATCAGCAAAATCGTTTAAAATTTGAGTAACAGGATTACTACCAGCAATGATTGCTACTAAATCCGTATAGCTTGCACCCGTTCCACGATATAAAACTGGAGCAATTTGTTGTTTAGCAGAAGTTTTACCTGTTTCTAACGCCGTGTCTTCTTCTAACACTTGGTCTGTCAAAGCTGTTTGAGCCCATTCAGGCATAGTAACATATTTACCGCCCGATACAATCATTTGGTCTAAATTTGGAGTAGGCACCAAGATACCAGATTGAATAAATGCAGAATGTTCCTCTGCCTTTGTGTTCGTATACTGAGTATATTGCTCAGGAGTAATTGCATCTAATAGTTTTGTAATTTCATTTGCCATTATTAATTTTCCTCACTTTCTACTTGTTGACGTAAGAATCCTTCTACGTCATTTTCTTTCATTGCTTCTTCAAATGAAGCATAATTTTTGGTAGCTTGACCTGATGAAGGATTATAACTACCTTGTTTTGTACCTAAATCAAACAAATATGAATCTGATTCTTTTAATGCTTCAATTTGTTCCTGAACTCCTGACAATTCGCCATCTTTGAAGATGATTTTTTCGTCGTCTAGCAAAGCAGTTACTGCCTTTGGATTTTTCGCTTTTGATTCAGATAACAAAGCATTTAATGCTGCTGACTTTTGAAAAGAAATTAGTTGTTCTTGATACTTTTCTTCTTGTTCTGAATTTTCCTTCTGTAAATCTTTAATTTGTTGCTTCAATGCATCATTATCAGAGTTATCTTTCTGAAGCTTTTTCAGATCAGCATCACGTTTGTTGACTTGGTTCTTCAACTCTGTTTCTGACTGTTGTAACGTTGTGATTTGACTATTCAAGGTTGTAACTGTTTTCCCATGCTCGGCCATTACAAATTTAGCTTGGTCTTCAGTTAATCCTTGTTCGATTAAATCTTCTTTTTTCATAATAAATTCCTCCTAAGTGTTTTTAGAGCGGCAACTCCCGCTTTGAGTCCGTCTTTTAGAGACATACGGCAGGTCTAAAATAAAAAAGCCTAACGTTCGTTAGACTTCATTTTTTCTATTCTTACTTTTTATTTAAAAATTCTTCATAGTCGGCATCCAAATGGTCATATTTATCTTCACACATAATTTCACCTCATTTTTGGGCATAAAAATAGCACTCAATCAATTATGAATGAGTGCTTATTAAGCTACAATGTATTTATTAATTTCCTTTTTAAGAGTTTGTTTATCATCGTTGGTCAGTCCATCAAAATAAAATTCTTCTACCTTTTTAAAATGAACATAACCTCGTTCATCTTCTTTCAATTTTGATAACATGTTATCAAAAGCCAGATAGACTTCATCAGAATAATTAGCATCGTTTAATTCACTGAATGCTAGTTCTAAGTCCTGCATAAAAATTTTCATTTCTTCACCACCAACTTTCCTCTATTTAGGATATTATATACAGCTCCAAATTTGACTCCGTCATACCCACTTAATATGGCGTAAATTTCTCTGTTAGCATCCATAAAACCACTTCTTGAAGTAATAAATTGATAATATTCAGCATCTTTACCTAGATTATCTTTAATCTTCAAGAATGCTTGTAATTCTTTATCAAGATCAGACGAACTAATAAGGTTCATTTCTTCACCAAGGTAGGCTTTAATAAGTCGGCCGTTTTCGCCCCTGTTAGAATAATCTTCCGCTTTAAGCTTGAAGTCAGTAAAATATGAACCCCGACCATGCGTAGATGTCTTAGCACCCGAAATATCAAATTCACCATGTATAAAGCGCTCTAGTTGTTGTTTGGAAGACATCGAGCCATCTGTAGAGTCGCGTATCCCTCTGTAAATAGGCACCATACCTTCTGCTACTGATTCAACAACGTTTGGTTGTGCATCGTACCCATATTCTTTGAGCAAATATTTTACAAATTTTGATTTTTCATCATTATATGGATTCGATTTGTCCGAATATTTTTTGTTTCTCCATAAATCTATTATATCAATACCAGTAGCTTTTTTGTATTGATTAACAACATCTTTTGTATGAGAAATCATTTTGTTTATTCGGTCTACGTTGCCTATATTATCTCTGTTTAATTCTATTAAGTCAATTTTTTTATTATTTGATAATGATTTTTTCCACTCATTAAATGATTGATGGTTTTTGACTTCTCCTAAACCAGATTCTGGGTTCCTTTGCCAACGTTTTGAAGATTGCCAGCCAACTATAACAGGAATTTTTGTACATCGACAATTAGGATGAGCAGGGCATATAGGTGCGGACTTATCATCTACAGAAAATATTTTACCATCTAAGCTAGCACAAATAGAACAAGTGTGAACCTCAAGAGTCGCTAACCATTCCCACTCTTGAACACCTGTTTCTTTCATCGCTTTATCAGTTGCTACCTCAGCAATATGAGCCGATTCAGTTTGCACAAGTGAAATCATTCTGTTTCGTAACTGCTTATCAATACCCAACATCATATCATCAACAATCTTATCCGTAGACCAGCCATTTATAATACCTATTGACATTGAACGAGCTAATTTATCTGGTAACACTTTAAGATGATTCTTCCATATACGTTTTGAAAAGTTTGCCCCTAACCAAGGCTTTTTTATGGCGACCTCTAATGATCTAACATTATATTTAGCAAATTGTACAGGAATTTGGCCTCTATCAGATATTTCATAAATATTTTTTAAAAATACTGTATCTAATTGCCCCATTAAATGTGTGGCCATTTCGCTATTTTCTTTATTCGCTTGTTCAGCCAGTTGAAAGTAGAGTTGCCTTTGTAACTGTTGAGTACGGCTTATACGAGATCTAAAATATTCCTCATTTAATTCTTGAAGGTAGCCTCCTTCAATAGCTTTTCTTTTAAATTCAGCTAGAGACATCTTCCAGTTTTTCAAATCATCTTTTGCCAAAAGTGCATTAGCCTCTTCAAAAGAAATTTTGTGTTCATTGGCATACCTAGCAATCCAGTCATCAATAGTCTTTTTTAATGACTTAGCTAGTAAATCATAACGAAGTTCCATTTCTTTGATGTAGTCTCTATCTTCTTTATCACGATCAATAGAAACTTGAAGCATACGTTTTTGCCAATAGTTAAGTTTACTCATCTTCGTTCACATCTTTTTTTCTATAACTATCTATAGAATTGAAGTCATCTACTGTTTCGCCATTGAGGTTTGAAACTTCTTCTTCCCAGTCTTCTACTAAAGGATTATTTTTGGCTATAGCTTCTTTTGATGTGACAGGCGAAAGTTTTGAAATAATGTCAGCAATTTTTGCATCATCTTTGATAGATGTTCTAGTCCACTTTTGCTCTATTTTATCATCTTCATTATGTCCAGCATATTTAAGAATAAACCGAACTAGTTCTGCAAAACCTAAACTGAATTCCGTTTCTAGCATAGATGCTTTTAGTTCCAATAATGAATACATATATTCTAGGGCAGAACCCGAATTATTCTGGCCGATATTCTTTTGTGGATCTACCCCTTGACCATGTAAAAATATTAATTCTCTGGTAGTTTCGAGAATTTTTGTTCTTGCTTCTACAGGAATCTCGATAGCTAATGTATCAACTCCGCTTTTACCGCCATCTTCTTCATCTTCTACTTTAACCATCTTATACTTTTTGAGATCATCTAAAAACTCTTGTTTATCTTGACCGCCATAATTGGTTAAAACAAAAATAATTTCTTGTATATCGTCCAAGTCATTAACAAATCCTGAATAGACTTTATCGTACACATCAACTAATTTCTTATATTTTTGTAAATCGGAAGTTTCTGAGGGGTTATTTCTAAAAG